GCTTCGAATGCTGCAACTTTAAGATCATCTAAAGATCCTTCTGTAAAATCAACTGTTGTTGAAGGTTCTGTTGCTACACCTTTAAACAGCTTCCATTTATTTTCGGAAACATCTCGAACAATACCAGCATGCTTTGCTGAGCCGTCGTTGTATGCTACAACAAGACCAAGATCAACTGTATTTGCTGCATTTTGATGTGCAAGTTGAACCATATTATCTTCAATTGTAATAGATGTTGCACTTGCTGCAAAATTAGTACCATTTACAGTAAAGTCACCATCTACAACAAGATGGTTTGTTGTTGCTGTACCTGTGAATGTTGGAGAATTAAGGTTTGCCTTAAGATCTAATGCTGTTTGTGTAGCGGTAGAAACTGGTTTATCTAAATCAGAAGTATTGTCTACGTTTCCAAGTCCTACCATGGTTGCTGTAATGCCAGAAACTGTTCCAGTAAATGTTGGATTTGCAATTGGTGCTTTTAGATCTATTGAGTCTTGTAAATCTGAGTCTGCGTTATCTACATAAGATGTAGTTGCTAACAAAGATGTATCCGCAATGCCATGAACTGAAGTTGTAGCATTATTATGATTTGATACTGCTGTAGCTAAATTAGATGCAGTTGTAATTGCTTCTTGTGATACTGCATTATCTGCATATGTTTTTGTTGCTAAAGCAGATGTGTCTGAAATACCATGAATATTTGTTGTGTCTCCACTATGATCTGATACCGCTTGATCTGCGTAACCTTTTGTTGCTAAATCTGCTGTATTTGATATTCCATGAACATCTGTAGTATCTAAATTATGATTTGTTACTTGAGTTTCTGCATAACTTTCAGCTGAAGATAGGGTTGATGAAAGGTCAGATGTAGTAACCAAAACAGATGTATCTGCTATTCCATGAACGCTTGTTGTATCTAAATTATGATCAGAAATTGCTGTTGATAAATCATTTTGTATTACTAATAAAGAAGTGTCTGCTATTCCATGAACATTTACACTTATTCCATTGTGATATCCTATTTGAGTATCCGCATATGCTTCTGATGTGTCTCCCATAAATTCAACATCGTCTAGTGTTGCTATTTCTTTTGCATTAGCTTCACCATAATTTGCTACCCATTTATCGGTTGTTTCATTCCACTGAATAAATGCTGGGTCTAATGATCCACGTCTTACAGAAATCTGAGCACTTACTGTAGGAGTTCCTGTTGAAACATTTGAATTTAATACAAATTCATTATCTTCTACAAGCATTTCTGCTGTATTAAATGATGTTGTATCTCCGTTTACAGTTAGATTTCCAGGTATAACTAAATCTCCGCTACCTGTTAAAACTGCTACAGTTCCTGAAGCATCTGGCAATGTAATTGTTCTATCTGCTGTAGGATCTGTTACTGTTAGAGTTGTCTCATAATCATTTGCTGATGATCCTTCTAAAATAATGCTTGATTTAGGAACTAATAGATTTCCATCTACATCTAACTTTGCAGGTCCTCCTGCATTTCCTACATCTGATATTAATACATAATCTGATGTTACTGTATTTTGTAATCCGCCCACTTCAGAGTCTACATAAGACTTAAGTGCTACAACAGAATCATCAATTGCAATAGAAATTGTATCTGTATTATCGTTGTAAGATTTTGTTAAACCTGAACCCATTGAAAGGGCATCATTAATTGCATCTTGTGCAATCTCACTAATTGCAGGTGAGTCTGCTGCTACATATGCTAATGAGCTCCATCGTGTGGAACCATCGCCAATTTTAATTTTTCTGGTGTTTGTCTCTACACCCATTTCACCAGCAGCTAATACAAGACCGCCTGATGAGTTTAAAGCAGTATCAGCATTTGTCCATTCGGTTGCTGTGCCTCTGCGTAACTGAATTCTTACTGTTGACATTTTATTACCCCTTATTTGCTAAGTATAGCATTATTTTATTTAAACTAAAGAACCTGAGTCAAAACTTATACCATAAGTTGAGGTTGTTGGACTTCCTCCATCAGCAAATTTTGTTGCTGTGGTGTTTACTCCATTTGCCTGAACTGTATATATTGGTAAACCATTGTAATCTATAGCTAAACCTATATCTGTAAATCCAATTTGATTATCTAGGTCTTCTGTAAATGCAATAGGCTTCCACTCTCCATTTAACTGGATTTGTAGTTTATTTGTTGTTGTATCAAATCTAAGGGGGGTTGTTCCCAATACGACATTGGAGTCAAATGTGGCAGTTCCTGCGACATTTAATCCATTTTTAACTTTAAAATCTTTATCTGTTGTTGCCATTAAGTTCACTATCCCCTAATTTTTTTTGTGGGGAGATTCAGGCTCTCCCCTAGCCTATTATTTAATTATATTAACAATGTTCCAGCTACAATAACCTCTGAGTTATTATTTGCTGGTGTTACACGGATACGCACATCTGATCCGCTTACATCTGCTGTAATAGTTCCTAGAGATGTTCCGCTTGTTGATGACATTCCGTATTCTGTTAGATAAACACTATCAGATGTGTCTAAAGTAACTAGTAGTTCAGAAACTTCTGTGTGTGATCCATTTTTAATTTTAACCATAAACTTGGCACTGCGATAATCTGCTTTTGCCCAAGCATATGCTGTTGTAGCTGCTGCTGTTGCAATATTTCCAGTTGTCGCTGCAACTTCTTTTGAAACCTCATTAATTTCAACAGAAGTAAAGGAACGATCAGTTCCGTCTACTGCGCTTCTTGCACGAGCATCTGTGAAGTATAGATTTGTACCTTCTGCTACATCATCTGTATCTAGTCCAGTTACAGATATTGTATTTGAGGTAATATCAATATTAGCGCCAGCAGTTAAAGTATCTTGCTTAGCTGCAATTGAGTTTGCTACTGTTGTAAAGTAGTTTGCATCATCATTAATTGCTGCTGCGATTTCATTAAGTGTATCTAGAAGTCCTGGGGCTCCGTCTACAAGATTATCAATTGCTGTATCTACATAAGATTGAGTTGCAATTGTATTGTCTACGGAAATCTCACCAGATAAAGTATTATAACTAATACCAGTTCCAGCACTTATTGCTTGACGGGCAAGAGTATCTGAGTAGTACTTATTAGTTGTACCTTCTTCAATGTCATCTGTATCTAGTCCATTAATTGCGTTATCTGTATAAGTATTAGCATTTGCTTCTGCTGTAGAAGCGGCACCTGCTGCATCATATGCAGCTGAGGTTGCATCAAGAGCACGTTGATTTGTAAAGTAAAGGTTAGATGCACCTTCTTCAATATCATCTGTATCTAATGCATTTACTGCTGTTGAGACTGCATTGTCTGCATAAGTTTCTGTTGCATAGCCAGAAAGATCAGCAGACTTTAGGTATCCATAACCATCAATTGTTGTATCTAAACTAGATGTTGGTGTATAGCTATTTAATGCATTGTCTACATAATCTTCAGCATCTGAAAGAGCTTGTGAAGCTGCGCCATGTGCATCAAATACGTTTGCTTTTACGGATAACTCTCCGCCTGCGCTTACTTCTAATTGAGAAGAATTAACTGATTTTACAAGTGTTTCTCCGCCAATTAAATTTAAAATATACTGGTCTGAACCAGTTTCTGTTAATACATTTTGACCATTAACGGTAGCGGTTGATCCTTCAACTACTAAACCATTTTTGATTCTAAAGTTTTTATTTACTGTTGCCACTTTATCCCCTTTTTACTGCTTTTTTATACTTTAAGCGCTGTTCTATAGAATCTAGCAGTAACTGCTGTACTCGTAGGAGTAACGCATAAATTAATTATACCTGAATTTTCTTCTAATGTAACTGTTGCTAATACATTTGAAGTATTTGATGATATCTCATACTCTTGCAAATGGAAATCTATTCCATCTTGAACTAAATCTAAAGCTTCAGCAACAAAATCTGTTCCTCTTGAAATTTGAAGAACCCATCTTACTGTTCTATATAAAGTTTTTGAAAAACTATCTATAACAGTTTTATTTTCTATTCCACTTATTGAAACATCATTATTGCCTTCTAAGCCTAATAATGTTTGAATAGATTCAGTACTATTATCTAAGCCATCTAGTTGAGATATTATATCTGAAATTTTATAATCTATAGAATTAACATCTTGTGATCCATCTACTCCAACTTTTTGCTGTAGTGCTTCTATAGCATCATTAGCATTTCTATGTTGCTCTGAGTGAGATGGGCTTGATAGTGAGTCTGTAGAATTAGGATTAGTTAATGTATCTAAACTGTTTGGAAAATTAATTGCCAACGTTTCCACCGTCCATCAAACTTAAATTTGATGATTGTGCATTTGTTATAACATCGTTTGGTGCACCACCATCAATACCAATTATATCAGGCAAATCTTCTTCAGGTAAAGAATTTAAGTTTATTTCTTTAAATGTAATTTGGTTGCCTACATCTATTGTATGTACATCTCCATCGTATGTATGTGTGTGCATGTAAAATGGTGTTGGATCTGTTGATGCTGGGGTTATGTCAACCCAAACTAATCCATTATACAACTTTATATTTTTTGTTATAAGATTAAAGTAAACATCTCCTGCCGACCCAAAAACTGGGTCGGAGGATAATGTTAGAAGGTTAAGTGGTACCTTCATCTTTTTTGACATTTTTAGCCTACTACTACTACTCTATATTGATTTGTTGTAATTGTTGTTGCAGTTGTAATTGTTACTTTATTATCATAATGTTTAACATCTACAAAAACTTCTTCATCTGTAGCATTATCGAATACAGTAACGGTTACATCTTTTGTTCCAAAGTTATGTGTTACGTCTGCTGCAACTGATGAGTTATTGCCTACTGATGTTGCGTATTTGCGTATGCCATATCCTGAAGCAAATTCAATAGTATCTGCATTGACTTCTAAACCAGTTCCTACATTTACCTGTAGTCCTGAAGAACTTGTAGAAAGTCCACTGTCTGTTGCAAGTTTAATAGATCCATTTGAGTTTAATCCACCATCTGATGTTGGGCTAAATGATACTTCGAGACCATCTATTGCAATACCAGATCCAGCAACTACTGATCCAGTTCCAGAAAATTGTGACCATGATTGACCAGTAAAATCAGTTAAGTAATGATTAGATTGTACCCAAGATGTATTTCCATATTGAGTTCCTTCCATTACAAATACTGCTGCACCGATTAGTTCTGAGTATGTGTCTGCGTCGTCAGAACGTGTTAATGTCCATGATGTTCCAGATTGGTTATATACATAAATACCAGCATCATTTCCATTTTTAACAAGTATTCTATATCCAATATCTGCTACATCTAGTGCTGCATGTCCATCAATTATTAAAGGAGTTGTTACTGAGTCTCCAGAAAGTGTTGGTGTAGCATCATCATAAAGAAGATGTACTGATTGCTTCCAATCTAAACCAGATATTGCATTATCAACATATCTTCTATTTGCAGCATCTTGTGGATTTTGTGGATCTGCAAGTCCTGTGATTCTATAATCATCGGCATCTAAATTAGCACCTAGCGATGTTCCTGATCCTATTGTTTTATTTGTAAGAGTTTGTGAGTCAGATGTTCCTACGACATCTCCAGTAACCCCATGAACCACAGTTGTTAAATTATTATGAGTATCAACTGCGTCATCTGCATAGTCTTCTGCATTTTGTTGAGCTGTTGCTGCAGCACCAATGGTATCCCATAAGCCTGTATTAGCATCTATTGCTCTTTGATCTGTAAAATATTTATTAGTTCCCTCTGATAAATCTGAAGTTGTGTGAGATAAGAATTGATCTGCTACAACAAAATTAATTGCAGAGTTTGCGTCATCATATGTTACTGTTATGCCAGTTTGTGTTCCAGCCTCAGATGCTTCTCCTGCTGCATCTTTTGCTCTTCCTGCAGTAAAATATAAATTTGAAGAACCTTCTTCGATATCATCTGTATTAATATCATTAATAGCATCTACAATATCTTGTGCATTTGCACCAATTTGTAGCCACGTAGATCCTGTATCTAAATAGAATGTTCCTGTTTGTGTGTCTGCATATACTAATCCAGCTTTTGAAGATGCTGGTCTGCTGGCGGTGTTTCCGTAAAGAATTGTGCCGCTACCAACCCATTGTGAACCATCATATATGCGAAGTTCATTGTCTACTGTATTAAAATAAATCTGACCTGCCACTGGTGAGGATGGGTTAGAGGACAGATTTTGAATTCTAGCATTTTGTAACTCATTTTTATTGAGGTTAATACTAGTTGCAAATAATCTTGCCATTTTTTATTTCTCCTTTATGACAGGTATGCTGTCCCTGAAAATGGTTGAGCCATAGTCAGTGTTATTTTGTTTATATTATTGTAATCTATTCCAGTTTCTAAAATATCTCCAGAACTTGTTCTTACTGTTAGATTTGGATAAAATCCTAAGTTGTGCATAATTTCTAAAGAATATACGCCATTTAATGGCCCTGAAAGTTGAGCTATTTCCCAAGAAGTTGAATATGCATAATCTGCACCTTCTTGAATAAATTTAATTACTGTTGCGCCAGACCAACTTAAGTCTGTAAGTTTTGGTCCATAAAAGTCTGTTGTAGATGTATTGTAATAAAAATCTCCAGTTACTCCTAAATTTCCAGAAGGAGCACCAGTTCCATTTAATATTGTTCTTCCTGCTGGACCTTGAGGTCCAGGAGACGTAACAATAACTTTTCTTTTTTCTTCTTTTACTATTACTTTTTCTGTCATATAGTCACCGATCTACTGAGTGTTAAAAACCCCTCTAGGAGTTTTATTTTATTCCCATTAGAATCGACGACCATAATGTCATAAGAAGATTTTGGATAAAACAATTTATTAGTTTGAGTAGGTGTCATTTTAACAGTTAATGTTCCAGTTGCTCCATTAATTGTTATACCACCAGTTGGTGATGTTAAAGTAAATGCTAATTTAGATCCACCTTTAGTATCACGTACTTGCATTTTTGCAGTTGCATTTACTAAACTTATAGGTGTGACTTCATCCTCTTCAGTATATTGAACTTCAAAGGTGAAAGTAGCATTTTGATCTACTTCAAAATTTTTTTGTACTGCCATTTGCAAAATCTCCTAAAATAGGAAAACTCCTATGCTCATTTTAGCATAGGAGCTTTCTTAATACAGTCTACTGAATTACTTGGCTGATTTAAAACCAAATTCTTGATTGCTTGGAGAAAGAGCTTTCAAAATCACTGGGGCTACTGCTGCTACTCCGCCCATAAGTAGATCCTTTGGATTTGTATTTCCAGTCATATACAAAGCAATTGCTGCTGAAAGGAATGCACGAGCATATGTTCCAAGAGCTGCTAGGATTTGTTCTGTCATTGATATTACTCCATCATTATTTAGATCTTTTTTCATTAGATCCTCCTATTTCTGAGCCGTGTGCTCAGCAATTTTGGTGTTACCCAATACTATAATAATACCACTATGCAGAAATATCTACAAGTTCACAGTTTCCATCAGATGTGCATGCAAGTGTTTGTGTTCCAGATGTTCCATCTTCTGTTTCATAGAAAGAAAGGTCTGCCCATCTGATTTCTTTAGGCATCTTGCTTAAAAGATCTACATATTCTTCTTTAGAAACTTCTTGATATGGTGCTTGCTTGTATGTATGATCTGAATGTGGTAAAAATGAAATGCCAGATACCTCATCAAAATGCTTGTATACCCATGCGCCAACTTCCATCCATTCATCTTCTTTCACAGATACTGTAATAGATGGCTTGTGTTCACACCATGCACGTTGATAAATTAACCATGTGTTTAAATGATCAATTGCAGTAAGATCATTTCTAACAATAGCGCCTTCTGGAGCTTTTACTGGGAATGAGAATACATATGTGTCATTTGGTTTCATTACATCATCTTCTACTGGTATACCTACTTCTTTTAAAAATGTAGAAATTGGATCCTTTTTGTCTCCACGTACTGTACGAATATAATATTGAGAATGCCAAGGATGCATTCCAGATGAAACTCCAACTAGTTGAGATACTGTTCCAGAAGGCTTAACACATGTAATCGCTGCTGATTCCTGAATACCAATTTTTTTAGCCTCTTCTGCATTTACTTTTCTTGCAGACTCACGAAGTTGAATTAATGTTTTTTCTAACTTATCAATATCTTCTTTTCCTGAAAAGAATTTATGTCCAAATTGACCAGTTAAAGAAACACCCAATAGACGCTCCTCTTCTGTATTATCTTTCCAAATTTTACGAAGATATTTAAAATCTGTTAATGTTGATTGCCATGTTCCTAAAATAGTGGCAAGACGGACTTTATTTGCAACATCTTCAACTGTATCTTTTTCACGTAATACGACTTCTGAAAGATTACAAAACTGATAAGGACGGAGAATAATTTCCGAACAAGGGTTGGTTCCATAATGAATTTCAGGATCCCGTCTTCCATATTTAGCTGCTTGTTTTTGTGCCGCTGCAACATTGTAGATTCCACGTTCTCCTGATTTTGAATCATATAAGTTTTTCCATTCTGCAATAAACTGTTCCATTTCTGGTTTACGAGAATAAGCCACTGAGTTGTTAGATAGTGCACGTTGAGAATTATTCTCCCACCAATTTCCTGATTTAGCTGCTGCCATCTCTATATCATTGATATTAGATAAAGAAATCATTGCAGAGCGACGAACTCCACCAACTACAACGATTTCACCAATTTTACACATTAAATCATGTGCCTCAATTGGCTTTAATTGACGACCTGCTGCTGATTTAAATTTAGCAATTGTAAAATCAAAAAGATTTATTAATGGTTGTGGGCCAGATGAACGACCTCCCATTGTTTTAAGTCTTGCTCCTGCTGGACGAAGCTTTGAAACATCTACTGACGGGATTTGTCCTGACCATAGTAAAGCTAATAATTCTCTATATGCTTTTGCCCAACCTTGCTTAGAATCTTCTACTGTTATAACTGTTGTAGATTTTTCAAATGTTTCTGGAACTGCAGGAAGTTTATTTACATACTTGTATTCTACAGAAAATCCAACACCTGTTCCGCACATAAGAATATACATTGTTTCATCAAATGATCTTGGATTGTCTACTGGCACAAATGAACAATTATATCCAGCAACATGGTCTCTTTCCAAAGCAGCGCCTGCAGTCATTACTGCTCTCATTGAAGGCATAACGTTTCTATCAAGAACTGCTTGCTTTAATTCTTCTATAAGTTTAGATGAAGGTTCGTATGAATGTTCTTTAAATAAATGATCTAGCATAAAAGAAAAATAACGATCTACTGTTTCGCTCCAAGTTTCTCGACGATTTTCTTCTGGTATCCATCTTGCATATCTTGACAATGCAATAAAATTTTCATATGGATTCTGAATGCTGTATGACATTTATTATACGACCTTTTCTCCGCCTGACGGTTTATTAAATTTAAATGAGATATAAGTGTATCAAATGTTATTTATAGAGGGAAGACTTTAAGAAAACTTTTTAAAAATATGATCAAATGCATTATTGGTCAACTGATCCCAATTATATTCTTTATGTATTTTAGTTGACTGAGCAAAATAATAACCAGAATATGCATTAAAATTTATCGCAACGTCTCTCATAACTTCAAGTAGATGTTTATAGTTTGGCTCTAAAACTTTACCTTCATGCGGAAAAGGCCATGGGGAATCTATTAATTCAGATTTTAACTTTAATGGCCCAAGATAACTTTCATATTCTGCCCAACCACTTGTACAAATAGTTGGCATGCCAGTTGCTAAGGCTTGTAATGGAATAAAGCCAAAACCTTCTCCATAACTTGGATAAACTAAAACGTCATGAGAGTTATATAAATTAACCAAATCTTCATCATTTAAAACATCAGTAATTAAATTTATATTAGAATATAAATTTTGTGGCAATCCTATAATATTTTTATCTATATAGTTGTTATATATTCTTGTTGTATTTATTTGATCAGCTTTTATAGTTAAAGAATAATTTGGATTATTTCCAAATAAAGAAACAAAAGCATCTACAACCATTTGACCCGCTTTTCTTGGAGCAGGTTCTCCTATATGCAAAAATTTAATTATTCCATCGTCTGGTCTACGGTATGGCTTCCATATTGGATCTATTCCATGTTGATAAACTTTAACATTTTTAAATCCATTATCTTCAAAATTATTTGCACACCAAGTAGAAGTTGTCCATATTTCATCACATGCATTCATGTAGTAAATCCATTCTTTTGGAATAACGGTAGATTCCCATGGAGTATAACTAATTTGATATTGATTTTTATGTAACTTATAATGCGATGGCTGAGAAAAATTTAATTGAACTTTTGATTTTGGGTCTTGAAATGGAACAAAGTGTCCTAAATTAGTCAATGATTTTACTATATTTTTAGCAGCATATCCATAACCATTATTACTTTTTAAGTTAATAATAGGTGTTGAAAATGATATATTCATAAAATCTTTCTACTCAACTAGGTTGACACATCTACAAATACAATGTTATTATTATAGTCCGTTATCTCTAAAGGAGGAAATGCCAATGGAGAGAATCAAACAACGTTTGAGCGATGTAGTTCATAGTTGGACTGCAATTATAATGATAACATTATTTTTGTTTTCAGTCCAGCCTGGGCCTACAGCAACTCAAGCACTGCCTGCAAAGGTAGAAAAAACCGAAAAACAACTAAAAAGAGAAATAATAAATAAGTTCAGTAATGATACTTATGCCAGTTCAGAAATGCTTGCACCTGAAGATTTAAAAGATTTACTATGGGCTGTGGGATTTGAAGGAATTGGTTTAAAAACAGCTTGGGCTGTTGCAAGGGTAGAGTCTAATGGGAGACCAATGGCTTTAAACGACAACAAATCAACTGGTGATAAATCTTACGGAATTTTTCAAATTAATATGCTTGGGCAACTAGGTGTAAAAAGATTAGAAAAATTCGAATTAGTTTCAAATAAGGAATTATTTGATCCAGTAACAAATGCCGAGATAACGTACTATATGACTAAGGGCGGTAAAGATTGGTCTTCCTGGCCAAACTCTATAGTCAAAGCAAAGAAACTTATTACAGAGTTTCCTTCAGCTTAAGGAGCGATATTGAAAAAGATACAATATGTATCTAAATATATAGCTTTATCAGAAGAGGGTCTTGTACCTAGGATAGAATGTCCTATGGACCAAGGCCTTCTTCAATCTAATTTAGATATGGAAGATAATATATTTTTATATTGTTTATCTTGTTCTTATAAAAATTTTATAGGAGAAAAATTGTATAATAGTATAAAAGAAAAGGTTGATAAAAATGTCTGAAGAGGATAGGCAACAACAGAATTTGGAAGATAATCTTCCAATGGTTAGCTATATTATGCTTCATAGAATTTATGACGTATTAACATTAATAGCCAAAAATACATCAAAAGATGATGGCGACGAGGTATCTAAATTAATTGCATATCATGATCAAGGATATCTATTAGGTCCAGTCCCTTCATTTACTTCTGAAAAGGATGAGACGAATGGATAAATTTGCAGTAATTGAATTAATGGTAGAAAAAATCAATACAAGAAATAGAATGGTTGCTGTTGAATCTGGTTCTAGTTTAATAGAATTAGAAAAACAAATATTAGCCGCACAGCCATATTACAGACAAGTATGCTCTGATATTCTAGATGGATTACAATCTAAAGATTTACTTAAAAATATTTCTTGATAAATGCAAAACAATGTAGAAATTATAGAAAATTTTTTATCTGAAGATTCTTGTAATTTCATAGTAGATTCATTCAAAGATTCTTTAAATGAAACTGAAAATAAAGGAATTTTTGGAGGACCTAGTCAAGGTATAGAATCTGCTTGGAAAATTGGATACAATAATCCAATTCAAGAATACTCTGATAATATAAATAAAAATATATCTATAGATTTATTAACAAATTGTGTTGTGTCTATTAAATCATTTTTATCAAAAAAATATGACACTAGTATTGATCCAAGAACAATATTTTATAGTAAAATGATTTCAGGGTCAGAAATAACAGAACATTATGACAATTACGATCCAGATGGTTCTTTTTATTTTCCATATGGAACAGATAAAAATATAATAAAAGAATTAGGTTTAGAGCCAGATTATTCAGCAATATTATATTTAAACAATAAATATCAAGGTGGAGAGATAGAATTCCCTTTACAAAATTTAAAAATAAAACCAAATCCTGGAACCCTTATTTTTTTCCGTGGGGATATGAATTTTCCGCATTTAGTAAATAAGGTCGAATCTGGGGAGCGTGTAAATTTAGTTATGTTTTTGTGGAGATCTGAATATAGAAAAAAATATTTTGAAAAAATTAATAAAGATTGACTTTAAAATATATAAATTATAAAATAGTTTTGTAGGTCGAGCCTAGCTCCTTACAATGCATCATTAGATGCCAGAGCCCAATTGGATCCGCCTCCGATTGGGTTTTCTGTTGATTAGCGGTATAATAGTATAGTGATAAGACAATCTATAATTTTATTAAATAGCACACCGCTAGATTTAACAAGAAGTGGTGTTCTTGATAGACCTATGGTTTTATCTATTCAAAATATTATGACAACTGGGTACGCTTATCTTGGTAATGAATCTGTATCTTCTTCAAATTATGGACATAAGCTTTATCCTGGACAATCATTTACTATAGAGCTTGCACCTAGCGATAAAATATTTGCAGTAGGCGATGCAGGTGTATCTATAGCATTATTTAAATTGGATATCGGATGACTCAGCCAAGAATAAGAATTACTACTCCACCATTTGACCCATCTACTGCCTATATATCTACTGTAAAACATTTGGTTAAAAGCGATTATAATGGAACAATAAATAAAGGCCAAGCTGTTTATGTAACTGGTTCAACTGGTCAATCTGGTACTAATATGTTGATAAACAGAGCCAGTAATAATATAGAAATGACCTCGTCTAAAACTATGGGTCTACTTGAAGAAAGTTTAAATAAAAATGGAATAGGTTATGTAGTTACAGAAGGCTTATTGGCTGGACTAAATACCAATGGGGCTAATCCTGGAGATCCAGTTTGGTTAGGAGTAGATGGTAATTTAATATACGGTTTAGCAAATAAACCAGTGGCGCCTGCACATTTAGTGTTTATAGGAATTGTAACTAGAGCTCAACAAAATAATGGAGAAATATTTGTAAAAGTACAAAATGGTTTTGAAGTAGAAGAACTTCATAACGTAGTATTAAATGGTAAAACTTCTGGTGATATGCTTAAATGGAATGGTACCACTTGGGTTAATTTTCATGGAGCTAGTGGTTCTTTTACATCTAACGATGGTAAAACAATAACTGTATCTAGCGGAATTATTACTTCGATAGTCTAAGTGGTATAATTATATTATGGCGCCGAGAAGACATTTTAGTGATCAAATGTTTAATCCATATTTTCAATCAGATCATTATAAAAATGAAAGTCATGAAATTAAATTACAGAATAAAATCGAAAATTTTTTTAAAAAGATACTTATAATAAAAAGGAAAAAATGAACTTAAAGCCAATTGATCTAGGAAGTGGAATTTTATTATTTAAAAATGTATTAAAGGATAAGGTTGCAACCTATGAATTTATAAAAAATTCTAAAAACGGTGATGACCCATATTTTAATAAAGACACATGGAAAGACTGGAGGCCATGGGGCAATTATTCTAAAGCATATCCAATGCAAGACCATTCATATAAAAAAGATTCCAGTTTTGGAGCTGCGCTTCAGAGAGAATGTTTAGATGTATTTTTTGAAATTTTGAACATTTACAGAGATAATTATTTTGATGATGAGTATTTTGAAAAAAATAAAATACCTAAATTTATTCCAAAATCATTAGATGATTTAGAGGAAAATGGTAACAGAAACGGTGTATTGATGGCCGATTTAGTTGTTTTTGAAACAAATACAAATTCTTCAAAAAATTGGCAAATGGATATTCACCAAGATGTAATTAAAGGTGGAGCCTATGATCAAAATCATTCTTTTAATTTTAATATATACATTAACGATGATTACGAAGGTGGAGACATTATATTCTTTAAACATGAAAATGTAGAAAAGGTCCCATATGTAGATGCTATCTCTGGTGAGACTGGTGAGGCTTGGCTTGTAGAGGATTATTTTGAATATAAAATGCAAGCAGGAGACGGATTAATATTTCCTGTAGATGTATATCATGGTGTTAAGAGATTAAAAGAAGGAAATTCTAAATATTATATAAGACAATTTTTATCATATTTCGACGGATCAGTGAAAATCGAAAAAAGAAGAGAATATAATAAAATAGAAAATCCAACTATGACATTTCAAGAGTATTTAGATGCATATGAAAATAAATTAAAAGCTGAAAGAATCACCCCAGAAATATTTAGTTCATTAGACTCTATTGCAATAGATAGACATAATGATCCTAATCATACAATAGTTCCTTGTGTCATTAAAACAAGAAAAGATATTTCATTTTTAATTGACTAATTGAAGTGCGACGGCGGTAGAAGAGAACCCATACTCATGTATACCCTATATGCTAATAAACTCTTATATAGGCCTTAGAAGGCCAATAAAGCATATTTTAACTTAAAGCTATGCCTATAGCTAGATAAGCAACAATAAGAATTAGCAATGATGCTACAAATTTCTTTTTAAATGTATCTATATCCATTATTTATCTCATATTCTAGTTGACTAAGATATATATTATATTTATATATTTCTTTTAGGGATATTTCCAGATTTGGAGCATACAACCCCTACACCCCTTTTTAAGAAAAGGACCCCGAAATTGTCTTTTAAGGTTGTAAGCCTGCAATTCATCGGTTGAACCTATACTGGATGTATAAGCCAGACTAATAACATTTCCGTCATTGTCGCACTTGGAGTTTAACCCCTTGAAATTATCTCCGAAAACTGTCCAAGGCTAGAAGTATAACATTACTAAAAAATTTTTGTCAAATGTAGCTCCAACGGGAATCGAACCCGTCTTGCCAGATTGAAAATCTGGAGTCCTAACCGATAGACGATGAAGCCAAAAATTAAGATGCTATAACAATAGCAAGAATAAATACTGCCACCAATACAGCGCCAATAGTCATGGCACCTTCTGGTGTTAATTTATTATGTTCCATATTTCCCTCCCGCTTTTTTGCTGATCCACTTGGACTCGAACCAAGAACCTGTCGATTAACAGTCGACTGCTCTGCCGATTGAGCTATGGATCAATATATTCAGTATACTATATTTTATTCTAGTCGACTATAATATCAGATTTCATAAAATGTTAATAGAGATTTTATTTGTATGATACACATATTTAAAATGTCCGATTTGTCCTATTAGAGCGACCATATGTGGTGTATATCACATGAATATTTTGAAAAAGTTTTGAAAATGTCCGACATGTCCGATTTGTCTAGTGGAAATTGTCAGTCCCCTCATGTAGAGTTATATATATAACGAAAGGATATAAATATGAATAACGAATTAACTTGTGATACATGTATCGCCTATGAGGGACAAGGTCCTGCTCATACTCCGTTTACTAAGGGACATCAATCCCATTGCTCTTGCTCATCATGTTGGTGAGCAACATCACACCGACAAGGCTTGCGTTTTGTCGGTAGCATGTGCTAGATTTATCTCATAACAACGAAAGGAAAACTAAATGAAAATAACATACTCAATATGGCAAGGCTCTCAACTAAAGGGCATTGGCTTCACCGCTTCATCTATGAAAGATGTAGTAAAAACAATAGACGAACTAAACAGCGTTAAACCTCAGATAAAGTTCTCTTACTTTATCTCTAAAATGGAACAGGAGTAATAACTAATGATGACTAAATGGGACACTATTCAAGCAGATGTCGCAGACGCTTATCGCCACCTAGACGAACTAGAGGCGATAGATAAACATAATGAGGAGAGCCTATTTGATGAGGACATGATTAGCCTTGATGAGGTAATCGAAAATGAATTAACACTAGATTGGGAGAGTGCCGAATAATGATTTATTTTGATTTAGAATTAAGCGATTTTGGTTTAACGATTTCTACTGATTGGTTTTATACTGAGTTTAATTGGCTAAGTATTGCCACCGCTTTTATTATTGTAATCGGTGTTAAATTGTGGAAGGGTCGTAAATGATTAGGTTAGCGATTGCTTTACTGATAGCGATTGCGCTATTTGATTTATACTCTGAGCCCGTCTATGCTAACTGCCACAATACCGCAGACGGATACGCTTGCGATCTAGTAGGATATAAGTGGGGTAGATAATGGCTAACCCTAGCGGATTCTATACCTGCCCTAAATGTGGCAGGCTTAACGCTGGCGCATATACTAAATGCGTATGTGAGCAACCTCACAAAGAATAATCGGCGTGTCGCCTTGACAAGGGCGACAGCTGCCCGCAGGCTTTTGTGGGGGTTATCCACAGGTTTATGAACAGATTGTGGAAAACCCTGGAAATCTGTGGAAAACTTCGGGCGTGTCGTGGATAACTCGTGTGATTAAGAACACATAATTACATTCTTGTAATTTACGGCGTGTCGGTGGTAATTGTCGGTGGATTATGTTAAAATAACGACATAACGAAAGGAAAACTTAAATGGCTAACTTATACACAATTGAGGATTTACTAATTGGTAAAACCTATAATTCAAAAACTCTTACTGGAGAAATTGTTTCAGCAGAGAAATCTAATCAACCAATTTGGTATGGAGAAAATACCGAAGCGTATTTGGTAGAAATCTTTTCTCCTCATACTTTGAAAAATAAATTCCGCACAATAGCGGTGAAAGTCGGTGAATAATGGGATACATAGAAATTTTCCGTGTTAATGAAAACGGGGCTGGCTGGGTAGATTTATCCGAAGCCACTTCCGAAGAATTGTTAGATTTAGAAATTGGGTTAGAGTTGGAAGGCTCTCCCGTTTTGCCAATTGTCAGCGATAACTGATACAATACCGCTAACAAAACGAAAGGAAAACTAAAATGGCAAAAATAAAATCTCTACTAGAGGAAATTAAAAACTGTGGCACATGCTACGGACAAGGTTGGCTTTACTATGGCAACGAGGATACTTTTGACCTTGAGCCTTGCTTATGTAATCCACAAAGTTTAGAATTGGATTTCTAAATGGAAATTTTTCTCTGTGATGATTGCTCAACGCTTGCCACTTTGTCGGTGGTAAGCGATACAATAACAATAACAAAATGCCTATGTTCAACCCAACGAAAGGAAAACTAATGTATAAACTATTTACTTACTATGACGGCAACCTAGAATTTACACACCAATTCTCTGACGCATTAGAAGCGTTTGAGGCTTTTGCTAGATGTAAAGACTATGGATTTGCTAAAGAATACGCAACCTATAATTTAGAAATGCCAAATGGCAAAATGTATACAAAAAACTTTAATGCGATTGGATTGGTGTCGGCAAAATGATGACCCGTAAAGACTATGTTGCTACCGCTGAAATTCTAAAATATATGAGCGATAAAGTTCACCCCGCTTTATTCTCTAAAGTTGTTGTTGATTTTGCTTTAATGTTTGCGAAAGATAATCCAAAGTTTGACGCACAAATTTTTTATAAGGCTGGTGGTTATCATATTCCAAACTACTCTTCGAAATAAAGTAAAACGAATTCAGGAATTGCGCCGTAGTAATGCGGCGCAACCTGTTCGCAATAAAAAAAAATATACTAGAAAAATAAAACATAAAAAAGCTTCTAGATAATATTAGAACAAATGTTCGATGCGCCCACAAAAGCTGTGGGGGCGCTTTGTGATTTAAGACACATATTTAAAAATTCCTGGAATTCGGCGTGTCGATTTGTAAATGTCAGTCTGACCTGATAGCATTCTCTCAACTTAACGAAAGGTCAACTAATGAACGATATCAATTCCTGCTATTGCACAAACTATTCTATTTGCACAATTTGTGCCCGTGGTTATACTAGCGAAGGCATGGCCGTGTATGATCGTGATCTAGCGCAAGATTGGGCTATGACACGCATGGCTGATGCAGAAATGGGGGACCTATAATGTCAGCTCAAGCTGCTATAATTCCTCCCATGTTAAAAAGATCTAATGATCGTAAAGTAGCTAATGCCGTTTCCCCTAACGGTAAAACTCCTACAATTGCAAATACATTCGGGCTGCCTGCAGGAAAAGCATTCTCATGTCCTGGCGCCACTAGCGTGTGCGAAAGCGTATGCTATGCAGGCAAATTAGAAAAAGTATATAAAGGCGTTAAAGACGTGCTCATGCATAATTGGAATTTATTAAAAGACGCTGATCAAGAAACTATGGTTTCTCTTCTATCTGCAATGATTGATGACTTTAAAAAAGATTGTGATAAGCGCAATGCTAAAAAGTTATTCCGTATCCACTGGGACGGCGATTTCTTTAATGATACTTATGCATATGCATGGAAGACTGTTATTAATAATAATGTCGACGTGCAATTCTGGGTGTACACTCGTGTAAAGTCTGCTGCCATTATCCTAGACGGTATTGATAACTTGTCTCTTTATTATTCTACGGATGATGAGAATAAAGATATAGCGCATGATCTGCGTAAGACTGGTACTAAAATTAGATTGGCTTATTTAGGAAAAACTTTTGCTGTCACCGAAAATACTATGAAAGAATTAATCGGTAAGCCTGGCGCTAAATGTCCTGAAAATAATAAAAGCATTCCGCTAATTTCTGCTAATGGTTCCGCTTGTGTATCGTGTGGCTTGTGTGTATTTGGAAAAGCAGATGTTAGATTTTCTGCTAGTAAAAAGTAGGTCCATGGATTTTTTAATCGGAGAAATAATTGGGGCCCTGTTATCGTTGGTACTAGTGGCCCCATTCGCAATAATAATTTATTTAGTTACTTATAATAAATATGATTCAAATGGAGACGGGCTTAGCGGATAAAAGCCCCCACACTAGCTGCGGGGTCGGGCGTGTCGTTATGGGTGTGATGTAAATCACCCT